AGAAAGAGCTAAAAGCATGCCTCAAAGAGAAATAACACCTTTATATTTTGAAGATCAAAATGGAGACGGTGAAATTACTAGAGCTGATGTTATAAAAGCCAGAGTTGAAGGATATAAAAAATAAACTTAAAAAATAAAGACATGGATAACATTAAAAACAAAGCATCAGGTCAGAGCGCTATATGGGACGGACCATTAAATTTAGAGGCATTACCTCAAGGTAAAGGATCTAGTTCAGGTAAATACGGAATGGAAATTTCTAAAGCACACTGTGGGTGTAGCTCTATAAAAGGACCTATCACTCAAAGAGCTAAATAATAAAATTATGTTAGCTCAGGACATAAAATTATATGCAATAAATCTCGCTACCATGGCGGTAACTATGACTAATATAGAAGTATATTTAAAAATATTATTACTACTGGTAACTATAGGTTATACGTTATCCAAGTGGGTGAAATTAAAAGAATAAGATATGGCATTTACACAATCATCAAGTCCCTTTTTAAAAAAGAGTAAACCACCAGCGCCTTCTAAAAAGAAATCTAAAGGATATTACAACAAAGCAAACAAGACTGGTACGGGAGCAGCAGCAGGTGGCGGTATGTCTGAAAAGGGTGTTAAGAAATATAAAAGAGATAACCCTGGTAGTAAATTGCAAACAGCCGTAACAACTCCTCCTTCTAAATTAAAGAAAGGAAGTAAAGCTGCTAAAAGAAGAAAATCATTCTGCGCTAGATCAAAAGGCTGGACCTCAGAAAGAGGTAGAGCTGCTAGAAGAAGGTGGAATTGTTAATAATAAATAAATATAAAAATGAAAAATTACAACAAGCAAGAAAAGAAAAACTTAATCAAAGACAATCCTGTAGTAGACAAAGCTTCTGCTATCAAAAACCTTAACAAAGGGTATGGATCTGAATTAGGTAAATCTCCATTAGCTATGAAAGGTTCATGGATGTCTAAGCACTGTAAAAAGTAAATTAATGGCTTTTAAATTACAAAATCCTCCATACGCTATAGATAATACACCTATTTATAGCATAGATATGGAAGACGGCGTTTTAGGAAAAGCTAATAATAACGGTACTATTGTTATAAACAATAACTTATCTCCAGCTAAATTAAACAGCGTTATAAACCATGAAAAGGTACATATAGACCAAATGAAGCGCGGTGATTTAGATTATGACAATAACAATGTGTATTGGAAAGGCAAAAAATATTCAAGAGCTCAAATGAAAGAAGGAGCTAAAAACTTACCTTGGGAGAAAGAAGCGTACAACAAAACAAAGAAAAAATAAATAAATAATTATGAGGGATCTAGATCTAAGGAAACAATTAAAATCATTTGCAAAAGGTTTAATTAAAGGAGCGGGCGCTGTGGGCGCTGAAGCAGCCGGCACGGCACCAGGTTCTTTAAAAAAACCTAAAGTTGGAAAATTGCCAAGCATGGTAAAAGTAGACCCAACACTTAAAAATAAAGGCACTGGTGTAAGAAAAATTAGTAAAAAACTAAACGATACAAAAGCTGCCGGCGGGAAAAGTCATGATGGAAGTTATAACAAAAAAATGTTTCCTCCAGTAGTAGATTATTCTGGAAAGATAGTGACTCCTGGATATGATCCTAAAAAAGCAGAGCTCTATAAAAAGAACGCTAAAAAGAATGCTAAAAAGAAGCGTGCAGTAAAAACAAAGTAGATGAAAAAGATATTAGAATTTTTCAGCACTAAAGTCTTTAAGCAAGTTGGAGATGTGGTCGATGATCTATTCACTAACGAAGAAGAAAGACTTGCTGCTAGAAATAAAATATTTAAAGTACTACAAGATGCTCAATTAGAGTTGCAAAGAATGCAAACTGAGATAATTGTAGCAGAAGCTAAAGGTAATTGGTTACAGAGAAGCTGGAGACCAATACTTATGCTTTCTTTTGGCTTTATAATTATATATACAAAATTCATATCACAACTATCCTCGCATTTAATAACACCTGCTTTAGAACCAGAATTCTGGAACTTGCTAGAAATAGGTATTGGAGGTTATGTAATAGGTAGAAGTGGTGAGAAAATAGTAGATAAGCTAGGGCCTTTATTTAAAAAGTAAAAAGATTTAAAACAAGTAATAATAGTAATAACAGTAACCAATTAAATTAAATAAAATGGGAAAATTAACAGATGAACAATTAAAGTCTATTAAAGACGCAACAGGAAAAATGAACTCTATACTTACGGAAGTAGGATTTTTAGAGGCAAGAAAAGCAGAATACCTATCAGCGCATTTTGAAGCTGTAAAAGAATTAGATGGTATCAAAGCTGAAATTAGAGAAGAGTACGGAGACATTACCGTAAACTTAGCTGATGGAACTTATGAAGAAGCTAAACAAGAAGAGGAAGCAAAAACTCTTGAGATAGCTGAGTAATGAGTTCTGTTGTAAGAAAAATAAGTATAGGTTCTGACTATAAGAATGACGCTATGCACTACTCAGTAGGGCAAAACGTTTACGGAGGACATACTATAGATTGCATATTACATGACACACAATCTAATTCTTACAGTATTTACATAAAGAAAGGAAACGAGGTTATGCCATGGAAGAAGTTTAATTCTAACATGGCAATATCCGTTGAGTATGATTTAGAATATTAAATGAGAAGTCTATACGATTTTATCGTTAAACCAATTGGCGATAGATACGATAACAAAATAAAGCTAGGCGACGTTACATTAATACTAAACACTAAAATTGAAGACTTTAAGTCTGTAAACAATTTAGCTATAGTGGTTGAAACACCAAAAGCTTTTAAAACAAGTATAAAGAAAGGAGATATCATAATAATACATCATAATGTATTTAGAGTTTTTTATGATATACGAGGCAATAAGAAAAGAAGTAGATCTCATTTTAAAAATGATTTACACTTTTGTTCGGCGGATCAAATATATTTGTATAAAAATACAGAGGATTGGAAATCATTTGGAGACAGGTGTTTTGTAATGCCTTTAAAAAACAAAGACACTTTAAGATCACAAAAAGAGCAAGAGCTTATTGGTATATTAAAAATAGGTAATAGTTCTTTAAAAGCGCTTAATATTAACCCAGGAGACACAGTAGGCTTTACGCCTGGAAGCGAATGGGACTTTATAATAGATGATCAGAGAGTTTATTGTATGAAATCTAATGATATTGTTATAAAGTATGAACACAAAAGAAACCAAGAAGAATATAATCCTAGCTGGGCAAAAAGCAGTTAAGGAGTTAATTAAAGTGGCAGAAGAAAAGATCGTTGACTCAGAAGATGATATATCAGCTGACAGACTTAAAAATGCTGCCGCAACTAAAAAATTAGCTATATTCGATGCTTTTGAAATACTTGCTAGAATAGAAGAGGAGGATGAAAGATTAAATGAAAACCCAAAAGAAGCTAAAGAAGAAAAAGCTTTTAGAGGTTTTGCAGAAGGAAGATCTAGATAATGTACGAACAAACCTTAGTAGCAATATTAAAAGACTATATTAAACCTAAGATATTAAAAAGGTTGAACAGATATAAGAAGTGGGAGTACGGTTATAACGAAGAGCATGACGTAGTTGTAATCAGTAAGACTGGACAGATAGGAGAGGTTTACGAGATACAAGGAGTAAAAATAGCATTGCCAAAAGAAAATGATGTTATTAAATTTGAAGGAGACAAGTGGAAACACATAGAATACCCAAAAGAGCTTTCAAAGATAAAATCGGTATTTGATTGGGACGAATACCCTTCACAATTTAAAGAAAAATGGTATGACTATATTGATACAGAATTTAAAAGGCGTGAGGAAGGTTTTTGGTTTTACAATAAAGATAAGCCTTCTTATATTACTGGCACTCACTACATGTACTTGCAGTGGTCCAAAATTGATGTTGGGGCAGCAGACTTTAGGGAATCAAACAGATTATTCTTTATATTCTGGGAAGCCTGTAAAGCAGATGTACGGTGTTACGGAATGTGTTATCTTAAAAACCGACGTTCAGGTTTCTCTTTCATGGCATCATGCGAGACGGTTAATCA